GCCATTCATATTTGAAGTAAATGCTAATGACCACTTTGAATTTTATGTTAAAGCTATGGAAGATGGAAATAATCCTACTGATACAAGATTATCATCTATGCAACTATCAGCTAATAAGATATATAATCTTTAAACCTTCATACACCTATCTAATACTTATTATCTTTTAAAAGTAATACTAAGTATTAGGTAGACAAAACTTTAAGTGTATCAAGCTTATACAACTTAAGTTAATTTTAAGTAATGTTTTATTATAATTTTAAAATAAAATAATATAAGGACTTAAAATGACAATCTCACAAATTCTACAAGAGTTAAACCTTGAAAATGGTTCTAACTACAAAAAACAAATCCTAGAAAAACATAAAGATAATGAATTATGGTTAAAAGTATTATACTATGCATATAATCCTAATTTTAATTACTACCAAAAGAAAATACCAATTTATAATACTGATATCAACTATTCTACTGAACAAATGTTTGAATGTCTTGATAAATTAAAATCAAGAGAAGTAATAGGCAAAGATGCTATTGATTTACTTCATTCATATCTTACTGGATTATCAAAAGAAGATGCATCAGTTTTAGAACTTATTATTGGTAGAGATATTAAATCAGGAATTAACTCAACTACTATTAATAAGATTTATAAAGATTTGATTCCTGAAACACCATATTGTGGATGTCAATCTTTCAATGAAAAGAAAGTAAAAGAATTATTTAAAAAAGATGGTAAAGCTATATCAGAGCGTAAACTGGATGGTAGGTATGTAAATGTTTTACTTTTAAGTGATAGAGTTGAAATGGTTTCAAGAAGTGGTAAAGATACTATCATTAAAGGTACTTTTTTAGAACAACTTGAATTATTTAGAAATTATATCAACTATGAAGAGAATGTATTGACTGGTGAATTATTAATGAAAGGTAATTTTACAAGAAGTGAATCAAATGGTATTATATCAAAAGTTATTAATATCAATACTTATCTAAACGATAATAATGTTAAAAAAGCAAATAAGGCTAAAGATGAATTATTAAAAGAATATAATAAAACTTTTGAACAGTTGCAAGATTTAATTTACATAGGAGTGTGGGATATTATACCATATGAAGATTATCTTAATTTAGAATATAGTGTATCAAGGATTGTAAGATTGGAATATTTAGAATCATTGCTTAGAAATTATAATGAAATAAAATTCACAAAAAGACTAATTGCTATAACATTAGTTCCTTATAAAATAGTTCATTCTTATGAAGAAGTTATTGCACATCTTAAAGAAGAATTAGCTAATGGATATGAAGGAACTGTAATTAAAGGTTATTATGAAATCTGGCAAGATGGTAAAAAGGTTTGTCAATTTAAACTAAAAGTGGAATTTAATTGTGAATTAAGAATAGTAGGTTTTAAAGAAGGAAACAAAGGAACTAAATTAGAAGATAGTTTAGGTTCTTTAATATGTGAATCTGAAGACGGATTAATTACTGTTAATGTTGGTGGACAAGATGAAAAAGAAGATTCTAAGAAAGATTTCACTAAAGACTATATTTGGATTAATAAAAATGAATTTATTAATCAAGTAGTAGAAATAAAATGTAATGGTTTAAGTGTTAACAAAGATGGTGAATATAACTTCTTTTACCCTAACTATATTAAAATGAGATTTGATAAAACTAATGCTAATACATTAAATGAGATTATTGAGATTCAAGACTCTAAATTGAAATTAGATAAAGTTGTGAATAAGGTTAAATAGTGAAAATATTATATAGAGTTAAGCATCAATATAAAGATAGATGGCTATGCATAGATTATAAAAAATATGATGATATTTATAAATGTTTTGGAGAGTGTGTGAATAATGCACATATTTTTGATAGTTTAGAAGAAATATATGCTTTAATTGATGAATATTCATTAGAAGTACAAATAGAAACTATATATTGTGGAGATAATATATAAAATTAAGTAGGTTTTAAGCCTACTTAGATTATAATTACTATATAAACAAAGAGGAGTTAGAAAATGAAAAAATTAGTTTATATAGAGTATGCAAACTCTATAAATTTGAAAGAAATAGAAGGATTAGAAGTTATTGTAACTTCTAACGCAGGAAGAAATACAGCTATTGCTTTAATATCAGTAGAAGAGTCTCAAATAGAAGTAACGAAATTCTATGGTAGAGATGTAAGTCATGTGGTTGTTAATGGCAACCACTTAGACGAATTGTTACGAAATAAAAGGGTTTCATATTTTGATTCCCTTGATGTAAGGGATGATTTAAATACTAAAGAGTATCCACTTGAGTTATTTCTAAGAAATAGAAAAACTCACAAGAAAGACTGTTTAGTTAACGGTTACATTGTAACAGAAGCTAGGGGTACATATATTGGTAGAAGTGGAATAGTAATTAAAGCTCTTAAAGAGCTTGTACCATCATTAAAAGGAGTTAAATAATGATATTTTTAAACTATACACCACACAATGTGGTATTAAATAATGGGGATATATTTGAATCTCAAGGTATAGCTAGAGTATATTCTAGTTTCACAGACACTGATATGGATGGTATCTGTGAAGTAGTTTATGGTGAGGTAACAGGATTACCTGAACCTAAAAATGGTGTTAGATACATAGTGTCTGCCATTGTTCTGTCTGTTTCAAATAGGGAAGATTTAGTTGCACCAGCAACTGGTCACCCTGAAACAATTAGAAATGATAAAGGGCACATAGTAAGTGTGCCTTGTTTTGTAAAATGAAAAAAGAATAAAAAGGATACAAATGAAAAAGATAATTTTTAGTATATTAGCATTATACTTATTAACAGGTTGTACTGATAAAGAAAATGCTACAAGGATTTTAAATTTACAAGGATTTGAAAATATATCTATAACTGGATATAATATATTTTCGTGTGGAAAAGATGATTTTCAACATACTGGTTTTATTGCATACAAAGATGGTAATAAAGTAGAGGGTACCGTATGTAGTGGTTTAATTTTTAAAGATAGCACAATTAGATTTAAGTAGATAATATATCTACTTAAAATATTACTATACAATTAATTTATAAGGAACAAAATGAAAATAAAAACAATAAATAGTATCTTAACTAAAAAATTCAATGAATTTTTAGAAACAATAGATGATGAAGAAGTAAGAAGATTAGTAAAAGATAATACAGTTATCACAGGTGGATGTATAGCATCGATGCTATTAAAAGAAAAAATTAATGATTTCGATTTATACTTTACAGATATTTTAACTACATATAAAGTTGCTAAATATTACTTATATAAAATGCGTGGTGAAGAAACAGAAGATTGTCAAGTACAAATTTGTACTAAAAGAGATAATCATCAATGGATGGATATTAGAAAAGATGATAATGGAATTCCATTATCAGTACAACCTAATATTGAAAAGATATTATGTACATATAAACCTACAAGTGGTGAAGATATTAAATACAGAGTAAGAGTGTATATTAGAAGTAGAGGTGCTTTAGGTGAACAAGAACCTGATATTGAACCAGACCAATATGACCCACTAGAAAATGAAGAATCAAACACTATTGCAGAAGCTATGGATGATTTAGAAGATGCTGTAAATGAAAATGGTAAATATAATCCTACTTTTATTACAGATAATGCTATTACTTTATCTAATAGAATACAACTAGTATTAAGATTTTATGGTAAAGCTAATATTATTCATGAAAATTATGACTATGTACATGTTACTAATTATTGGGAATCAAAAACAGGGAAAGTAGTTACTAATAATAAAGCATTAGAAGCAATTCTAGCTAAAGAATTAGTGTATACAGGAAGTAGATACCCTTTAGCAAGTATATTTAGAATTAGGAAGTTTATTCAAAGAGGATGGACAATTAATGTAGGACAAATTCTTAAAGCTGTAATGCAATTAACTGATATGGATTTAGATAATCCTCATATTTTTGCTGAACAAGTAATGGGAGTAGATGTACATTATATGGCTCAACTTGTTAAAGCTATTCAAGCTAAGAAAGAAGAAGAGCCTGATTTAGATGTTAAATCTTATGCTATGAATATAATTGAAAAGATATTTGGATAGTGAAGCTTATTTAAAGCTTCATACACCTATCTAATTCTTATTATCTTTTAAAAGTAATAGTAAGTATTAGGTAGGTACTAAAATGACTGTAAACAGCTTATATAGAAAGGAAAATAATTATGAAAACATCTATAGGAAATTATTAATGATAAAATTAAAGAATAAGAAAATGTATGGTTTATCATATTATGATAAAGAAGTTTTGTTTTTGTGGAGATATAGATATTTTTCTATATATCTAATTGATAAAAA